GAATCGAACCAGCACTTATGCCTTGCTCGTCAATGCTCTCGTCGTTGTACCCTGAAAAAGGCTGGCGGTTACCGGACAAGTGGGAAAACACCGGGCCGCCAGAACAGGGAGTTACTTGTTATTGCTTTGGCCTGCTTTTAACCACATCAGGCGCGGTGGTAGGTATCTTCGGGCGGGGTGCTAAGGGGGTGATTAGCCCTTGCCCTTAACACTCCTGCTGGTTTTGGTATTCCTGGCTTGGGTATCGCCACCAGCTATAGGAATTTGACTACGAGTTGCGGTTAATCAGACCGCGTACTCTGTTACCCCTCCCGAAGACACCTGTTACTGATAATCATGCGATTTCGGTAAGTTGCTCTCGCATTTCACGGCTAACTTTTCGACCTGCTTTTTCACAGGTAGTCAGCAGTTCCTCTGAGTGTTCCAACTGAGTTGCCAGTTCGCTTAAGGCCAGTAAATCCTGAGCCACGCCTACACCACTTGCTAACATCGTTTCTCTTAGATACTCCAAATCTTCACGAAGGCTTTTTGCTACTTCAGCAGCTTTCCGTGCCATCTCAGTCACGCTGGAAGAATTGACGTAGCGTACCGCCAGATTTAAGTGCTGCTTTGCCATCTATACATCTCCAAACCATCGAGCCCTGTCAGCGAATCATCCGGTTATTCATATGCCACCGGCGGCTACTTCGTGGGCGTCCTGCCTGTTTGTCGTTGTTTAACACCTTTAAGTTGTAATCTAGTTGTGGTGAAACACAATGTCAACAACTTTATGTGGTTTGATTGAAGATGAGATGAATGCAAGGATGTATAAAAAAGAGGAGGCTGTATGGAAGACAAGCTTTACGTATTTAATTACACACACAATAGAGATAAGTTGTTTGCGAACCTAATCAGTATCATTGATGGTATTGTTGCTGATGGGGTAGTAAGAGATGAGGAAGTTCTTTACCTTGACACATGGCTACTTGAAGCAAATCAAATTATAAGAAATGGTGTTATTAAGAGTCTATCGGCGAGGGTCTCAGATATCTTAGCTGATGGGGTGATTACAGAGGAAGAAAGAAAAGAACTCAAAAACAGTCTGACAAAAATCCAAAGAGAAATTTTAGATATTCCTGGAATTGATTTTTATTCTGCTGAAATGGATCTACATCTTCTTAGTGGATTGTGTAAAGGGCTGATCTCGGATAGGACCTTGACGGAAGATGAAATTAGATATCTCGACTGGTGGTTAACACAAAATGGGGCTCTTAAGAGTAACTACCCAGGGAAGGATTTGTACATTCTAATAAAAGATATCCTTACCGATGGGGTAATAACTCCAGAAGAAAGCGAAACTCTACATAAAGCACTTGTTGACTTTACTGGATGCGATCTAGATAGCGGTGTTGTTGATGGATTGGCGACGAGGCTACCGATTGATAATAAAGTAGTTGTTGATCTTACGGACAAAACCTACTGTTTAACGGGTACCTTTATGGCAGGTAAACGAGCGGTGGTAGAGGAACGGATCAAAAGTGCAGGGGGGAAAATAAGTAATGGAATTACCCAAAAACTGGACTTCCTTGTAGTCGGAACCCTATCATCCAGAGACTGGAAATTTTCCAGCCACGGGAGAAAGATAGAGAAAGCTGTTAGCTATCGTGACGATAATGGCGCAAAGCTAAAAATTATCTCAGAGGAAATGTTATTTGGCGTATTACCATGAACGTGATGACCAAAATACCCTGCCGATAACATGAATTCTTGCGCGGCGTTCATTGAAGGTGAGTATTTCATCTGGATACTCATCTTTGTTGAAGCTTCTTATAATTAAACCACCATCAGGTTGGTTTATTAGCACTTTGACCCTTAGCAGGACCCCATCTCTGACAGCGTATAAATCGCCATCTCGAATAGGGTTTGTCTGTGCGATATCAACAGCAACATGATCGCCGTTATTGAGAACTGGCAATAAGCTGTTCCCCCAAATTTTTACGATCCTAGCATTTGAAGCGCTGACTCCAGCTTTCCTCAAATCTATTCTTCGGATAGGAAACCAGTCAATTACAGACTCCACAATTTCGGCTTCACAACCATTTCCTGCTGATAACTCAACATCTAGTACTGGTATGTCAGCGAAAATGGCAGGGTCTAAACTGGCACTTTCAGCCTCTCCAACCACAAAATTAGAAAGTGAAGCATTTTCCTCAATGCCTAGTTGCAACCACTTTTGGCTAACGCCTAATACATTTGCGATTTCTTTTATCTTTCGCGGTTGCAACGTATCTCCGTTTTCTATTTTTGCTACGGATTGTTGAGAAACACCTATTGATTCAGCGAGTTGAGCTTGGCTTAACCCTGTTTTTTCTCTCGCAATTTTCAGTCTTTCCGCCAGTGTGTTCACAACTTCCCCCCTTATTTACGGTGAGATTACAACTTTATGTTTTAGCTTTCCAACACCTAAAAGTTGTGATAAAAGTTGTTGAGGTTGTATAATCTCTATCGGCAACAACTTTTATGTATTGATACAGGAGAAAACTATGACTCCCGAGCAGTTAGCCCTTTCAGAGGCAATCGCTCTGGCTGGTGGCCAATCAGAGTTAGCGCGCAAGCTTACCGCTAGTTCTGGGCGGTTAGTGAAACAGCAGCAGGTCTGGAACTGGCTGAACAGAGAGAAAAAACCACCAGCAAAACTATCAGCGCTAATTGAAAAGGTCACCGGAGTTTCAAGAGAGAAATTACGTCCTGATGTTTTTCAAAAGATTAAAGATTCAGCAGCGTAATTGTAACCACAGAATTAAGGGGTTAACCGTGGGTAACGAACCTATTTGGAAAGTCGAACGTCAGCCAGCCTGGCTGGTGGCCGCGATTAAAAAGACTATTACCGATCTGCCTGGTGGGTATGCCGAGGCTGCGGAATGGTTGGGTGTGACAGAGAACGCATTATTTAACCGCCTTCGTGTTGACGGCGACCAGATCTTCCCACTGGGCTGGGCAATGGTTTTACAACGTGCTGGTGGTTCAACTCATATCGCTGATGCCGTTGCGCGTCATTCTCAGGGCGTATTTGTACAGCTGGCAGATGTTGATGATCTGGATAACGCCGATATCAACCAGCGTCTGATGGAGTCCATTGAGTGGATTGGTCGCCATTCTAATTTTGTGCGTAAAGCCACGGCTGATGGGGTAATTGACGCAGATGAGCGTGCTCAGATTGAGGAAAACAGCTATCAGGTTATCGCGAAGTTCCAGGAGCACGTAACGCTTCTTTATCGAGTTTTTTGTGTCGCTGAAAAGAGTGACGCCCGCGAGTGTGCAGCTCCGGGCGCCTTGGCGAACAACTCTTCGAGTATGGAGAAATAATCCGCATGAGCAGTTTAACGGCTTTTGACCGTCTACCGCAACTAAGGATGATCCCGGTTTCGGGTACTCCGTTGTTTCGGTATGAACGCAGATTATCAAACCGCTGGGTTCCGTGTAACCACAGTAGGGCGGTTTCAATTGTGGGGGTCTACAACCGGAGGGCAAAACGCCTGTGCGCGAACTTAACCGAAGGTTCAAAGACCACCGTGGAGTGCCAGTCCGTGTTATCCGCTGGGAGCCAGAAACACAGCGCGTTATCTATCTGCGTGATGGCTACCCGCACGAATGCTTCAGCCCACTTGAGCATTTCAGGCAAAAATTCAGGGAGATAACGGACGATCATGAGCACTAAATTAACCGGCTACGTTTGGGATGGTTGCGCGGCGTCGGGCATGAAGTTGTCTAGTGTCGCGATCATGGCTCGCCTTGCTGATTTCAGCAGCGATGAAGGTGTGTGCTGGCCGTCCATTGAAACTATTGCTCGTCAGCTTGGCGCAGGGCCGAGCACTATCAGAACGGCAATCGCTAAGCTTGAAAAAGATGGCTGGCTCACGCGTACACAGCGCCGTAATGGTAACCGTAATGCTTCGAACGTTTACCGCCTGAATGTGGCGAAACTTCAGGCTGCCGCATTTTCTCAACTGTCAGATTCTGACACGTCAAAATCTGACGCATCAAAATTTGACGCCTCAAAAACTGACCCGTCGAAATCTGGCAAAAACGGCGGTTTTGACCCGTCAGAATCTGGCGGGGATCCGTCAGTAAAATCAAAACAAGATCCACAAGTAACTTCAAAACCCTCTTGTCCGGTTGCGGCGCAACCAGACCCTGAAGTGGTGATTACTGACCAGGCGATTTTGGTTTTGTCCCATTTGAACCAGATCAGCGGATCCCGGTATCAGAAATCCAAAACATCCCTGGAGAATATCCGCGCCCGACTGCGTGAGGGATACAGCGTTGCAGACCTGCAACTGGTTATCGACCTGAAGCATGAGCACTGGCACGAGAACGATGAGCAGTACCAGTACATGAGGCCGGAAACGCTGTTTGGCCCGAAGAAATTCGAGAGCTATCTGCAAAGCGCTACCCGCTGGGATCAGAAGGGACGGCCTAAACGCGCTGACTGGGGGGCGAAAAAGCGCGATGTGATGGCTTTTGGTCCGGTTGATACAACGATTCCTGCGGGGTTCAGAGGATGACGTTAAACAAATATTGCCAGGCGCTGGCGGCACTACGTAGCAAACCAGCCCATGAATTGAAAGAAGTTGGCGATCAGTGGCGGACACCGGATCTGCTTTTCTGGGGGATCAACGCGCTATTTGGTCCATTAGTTCTGGACCTGTTTGCTGACGACGACAATACGAAGTGCCCGGCATGGTACACCGCCGAAGATAACGCTCTGACGCAGGACTGGTCTGAACGTCTTGCAGAACTGGGCGGCGCTGGTTATGGCAACCCACCGTATAGCCGTTCGCAGTACCACGAGAAACAGGCGATCACTGGCATGACGCACATCATGAACTACGCAGCAGCCCAGCGCAAGAAGGGCGGTCGCTATGTATTCCTGATAAAAGCCGCGCCGAGTGAAACGTGGTGGCCGGAAGATGCCGATCACATTGTATTCATTCGCGGGCGCATTGGGTTCGATCTGCCTGTGTGGTTTGTACCTGCTGACGAAAAACAGAAGCCCACCAGCGCTTTTTTTGCCGGTGCCATAGCTGTATTCGATAAGTCATGGCGTGGTGAGCGGTTCAGCTATATCAACCGCACAGAACTGGAGGCAAAAGGTCGGGCATTTATGGCGCTGGCTCAATTCGCTGTTGGCAAAGAGCCGACAATTGCAATGCGGGCACCCCAGGAGCCAGTCATACCATCGGAAACTGAGTCACGTATCTGGCCTCTCGAGGTTGGTCTGGTGTTTAACCAGGTGGAAGGCGTTGACGTATTGAGTGAGGCTCAGCAGAACAAGCTGAAAGCCAACATCAATCAACTCTGGCTGGAACGAACGGCCACCAGCGAAATTATCACAATTGCGCGTGGTCTTGTCGGCAGCATGCAGGGGGTAACCCATGCGTGAGATTATCGTTGATAACTTTGCTGGTGGCGGTGGCGCATCAACGGGTATTGAACTGGCGATCGGACGCAGCGTGGATATTGCGATCAACCACGACGAAAACGCCATTGCGATGCACAAGACGAACCACCCTGACACACTGCATTACTGTGAATCCGTATTTGACGTGGATCCGGTAGCCGCCACCGGCGGTAATCCTGTTGGCCTGGCATGGTTTAGCCCAGACTGCCGACACTTCTCAAAGGCCAAAGGCGCAAAGCCTGTGAAAAAAGAGATACGCGGTCTGGCCTGGATCGTTCTGCGTTGGGCACTGGCGAAGCGACCGCGCGTGATGATGCTGGAGAACGTGGAAGAATTCAAAACGTGGGGACCGTTATTACCAGCTGAGCCACAAAATCCCAATCTGGTGGGGGATGATTTGGCTACATTTGTTGGCCCAGTTATCCCACCTTATGATGCGCAGCGTCCGGACCCGGCACGAGCTGGTGAAACATTTGAGGCATTTGTTGGCATGCTGTCCACTGGCATTTCTGCTGACCACCCGGCACTGTCAGAGGTTTGTGAGTTTCTGTCTATTGAAAGATGTAGCGAGCAGGCTCAACAGCTGGTGGATGGGCTTGGATATGACGTTGATTATCGCGAACTACGCGCGTGTGATTACGGCGCGCCGACGATCCGCAAACGCTTCTTCATGGTTATGCGCTGCGATGGCTGCCCAATCCAGTGGCCTGCTGTTACCCATGGGGATCCTAAGTCTCTGGAGGTGCAGAGCGGCAGGCTGATGCCATGGCGTACCGCGGCGGAATGTATCGACTGGTCAATCCCGTGCAAGAGCATTTTTGAGCGTTCAAAGCCGTTGGCTGAAAATACGCTGAAGCGCATTGCGCGCGGTATTGAACGGTTTGTACTGAACAATCCGACGCCGTTTATTGTGAAGTGTAATCACACTAGCAGCCGTACGGCTTATGACTGCTTTCGTGGGCAGGACATTGATAGTCCGCTGCAGACTATTACCAAAACCCATGGATACGCTGTCGTTACCCCGTTTATTGCCGGGAATGGTGGTAGCGAGTATCAGGCGAAGCCGAGGGCGATAAATAAACCGGCTCACACCGTGTTGAAAGAGTCTCGTGCCTGCCTTGTGGCGCCAATGATAGCCCGCCAGTTTGGTAACAGTACCGGACACGGTGCTGATGAACCCAATGGAACAGTAACCGCTGGCGGTGGTGGAAAGTCGCAATTGGTGGCGACCTTTCTGGCGAAACACTTCGGCGGTAATTATACGGGGCCGGGTGTATCCACAGATGCACCTGCGCATACCGTAACGACCACCGATCACCATGCTGTTGTGACCTCACACCTAGTACACCTGCGCGGTACCTGCAAAGACGGGCGGAAAGTGGATCAGCCGATGCCTACAGTTACCGCTGGCGGCCTGCATATCGGAGAGGTTCGCGCCTTCCTGATGAAGTACTACGGCAATGAAAAAAGCGGTGTATCGCTGGATGAACCGCTGGGAACCGTCACAACCAATGATCGCTTCGGCCTGTTAACGGTTGACGGCACCGACTACCAGATCGTCGATATTGGCATGCGGATGTTGCAGCCTCATGAGTTGTATAAGGCCCAGGGCTTCCCGGATGGATACGTTATTGATCAGGACTACCGTGGAAATCGCTATGCAAAAGATAAGCAGGTAGCCCGCTGCGGTAATGCGGTACCACCACCATTCGCCAGGGCGCTGGTGGAGGCAAATCTTCCGGAACTGTGTGCAGTGCAACAACAGGAGGTTGCATGAAACTTGTGCTCCCGTTCCCTCCGAGCGTGAACACTTACTGGCGCGCCCCTAACAAGGGGCCGCTGGCCGGTCGTCACCTCATTAGCGCTGATGGTCGTAAATACCAGAGCGCTGCCTGCGTGGCGATCATTGAGCAATTACGACGTCTCCCGAAGCCATCGACTGAACTGGCAGCGGTAGAAATCACTCTGTACCCGCCGGATGCGCGCCGCCGGGATATCGATAATTACAACAAAGCCCTGTTTGACGCGCTGACGCATGCGGGTGTCTGGGAAGACGACAGCCAGATTAAGCGAATGCTGGTGGAATGGGGACCAATAGTACCGAAGGGAAAAGTTGAGATAACCATAACGGCATATAAAAAATAGGTGGTTATATGTCCAGCTGTGGGTTGAATATTGGCTGTTATGGCAGTAATGTCGGAAAGTGCAAGCGAAAAGGGCGTGCAGGCCCTTCGCAACAATCAGAGTATGGAGAGAATATGAGCAATCATCATGTTAGGGGCACTGCTACGCCCGAAAATAGCACTTCATCAGTAATTTCTGTTAATCACTCGTCGGTTCCGGTGATCACCTATCGCAATCAACGCGTAGTGACAACGGATTCCCTTGCTGCCGGTTACGGCACAACACCAGTAAGAATTCAGCAAAACTTCGCTCGAAACGAGCAACGCTTTGTCGAGGGTAAACACTTCTTCAAAATCACTGGTGATGAGCTGAAATCGTTCCGACTATCATTTAGCGATGTGGTTAATAAACACACTACTTCACTTATTCTTTGGACTGAGCGTGGAGCTTCCCGCCATGCGAAAATGCTTGAAACCGAATTAGCCTGGGACTTCTTTGAACAGCTTGAAGATCATTACTTCAATCTTCGTGAGGTCCACGGTGTCATGCTGCCCAATATGTCTGATCCAATTACTTTAGCGCGAGCCTGGGCGGACGCTATGGAGGCAAAGCAGCAGGCTGAAGCACTCACCCACCAGCAGGCCGAATATATCGAGCATCTCGAGAGTCTCTTCACTGACGGGCTTTCCCCTGTACAGTTCTGTAAGCGTCTGAATGGTGTGAATACCTCCAAGATCAGTGCCTGGCTTGTCTCTGCTAACTGGCTTTACGATGACAATCCCGAAGGCCGCAGTGCACAGTGGCGTGTTCGCTCGTATGCCCGCGACAAATACCTCACCGAGAAAAGCAGTAAAGTATCGCCAAACTCTGCAGTGAGCTTTACTACCTACCAGCCCGTCTTGCTGCGCGAAGGTGCTGTTTGGCTGTACAAAAACTACCTGAAGGGAAAGCTTCCGATGAAGGTCACCTGGAACGGTAGTTTTACCCACGATAAAGATTTAGCAGGAGGGCTCCAGTGAGAGTGACCCCTCCGCACCTTCAGCCAGTATTGTCCAGGGTTAAACGGTTTGTTGAGAAACAACCCGATGGGGCAACTCTTACCCATCTGACGCACAAGGTATCAGCTTATAGCTCGTTGAGTCGGAAGGATAAAGAAACCCTGATCGAAATCATCCGCGAAAATAGCCTGCTCTGCGTCACTGATGACGGCAGGACAACAACCCTGCATCACCCTAAATTTGGTCATAAATCCGTGGCGCCGGTTATTGCGTCGTCGAAGCCATTGAAGGAAGCCACTATGAATAAGTCAACCGTGACCCCTGAAGAATTACGCAAGCAGGCTGAAGCCCTCATTCGCGCCGCTGAAGAAGCTGAAAAAAAGGCCGGTGACCGAGCTGAAATCAAAAAACAACTCGATCCTCTGAAGCTTGAAATCCTACAGGCTTATGGAATGGCAAGCCGTAAGTTTGATGAGTTTGTGGATGCAATGGCGGATATGGGGAAGGCCGTACAGAAATTTAAAGATCTGACGGTATAAGGGGTTGGCATTGAGAGCCTTACTTACCCCTGAAATGGTGCCACGCCTTGGCGTGGTGCTTTTCAAGCCAGGACGGGAGCTGATGCATCTGTTTGCATCAGGTCGTGTGCTCGTTGAGCGTGAGCCTGAAAACATGGCCAGGCTTCCGTCTGGTCGGATCCCCGATGCACGGCAACAGCTACTGGAGGATGCCAGCCTTCACACTTTCTTCACCGATGAACGGGTAATTACTGCTGCTGGTGGTATGGCCGGGCTTGAGTACTGGCTTCGTCAGCGCGTTAAAAAGTGTCAGTACCCTGTTTCTGACTACCATCATGCCGAGCTAACAACACTATGGCATCCTCCTGGCGCGTTAGTGGTGTGCTGGCACTGCGATAACAAATTGCGCGGTCAGTCAACGGAGAGATTACAGGCGCTTGCGCTGAGCAATGTTGCCGAATGGATTGTTGATACCGTACTGGTTGGGCTTGGCTACAACAAAGAGCGCTCCCTCTCTTTAGCCGAGCTTTGCTGGTGGGCGGTTCAGTCTGGTGTCGCTGATGCTGTCACCGAAGGAATGGCGCAACGGGCACTACGGTTGCCAGACGAACCATTATTATCTGTTTACCGGGAAAGTGACATCGTACCTATGCCGCCGGCCACCAGCATTATGCAGGAAAAAACCAGGTCGATTAATACGTTACCAGCTCGGCGGTCTGACAGCCTGGATGTGGAAACCCAAAAGCCAATCCTGACGCTAACCGTCGATCCGGAGTCCCCGGAATCTTTCATGCTCAGGCCAAAACGTCGCCGCTGGGTAAATGAGACGTACACCCGCTGGGTTAAAACACAACCCTGTGAGTGTTGCCGGCGGCCAGCAGATGATCCGCACCATATCGTAGGGCACGGTATGGGTGGTACAGCAACAAAAGCCCATGATCTCTTCGTGATCCCTCTGTGCAGAGAGTGCCACGACGAGTTACACGTCGATGTACCGGCATTCGAACAAAAGCATGGTACGCAGCTTGAGCTGCTACTGCGTTTTATGGATCGGGCGCTGGCGATCGGCGTAATTGCGAAAGCTTAAGTGTATGGAGCGCAGAGAAGCATGAATCAACAAGACCTGAATTTTGTCAGAATAGAATTGCGCCGCGCGCTACCTGACCTCTCTGGGGGAACAAAAGGGCAGCTTGAGGCTTTCAGTGAACACCCCCCAGCAGACAAAAATGCCACCCCGCGCCGTGGAGTTCATCTCGTCGAACTTGAAGGAGAGAAGGGGCCACGCTTTGTTAACTCGCTTTCCGCGCCACTGTATGTGCTGGAAACACGCAGCCGTCGCAGGCCAATGCTGCCGATAAAAGATGCGGAATTTGAGTCCGCGCCGTGGCGTAGGGCAGTGTCCGCGCTTAGCGGATACCAGCAGGCCTGGTTGCGGTACTGCTACGGTTTTGACCTTAGCTATAAGCACCAGGTGATGATGTGTGAATACGTCTGGAAAACTTATCAGAAATACCTGGGTGAAAACTCGCTTCAGGAGCGCGTAGTAAAGAAACTGATAGGCCTGGTATGGCTGGCAGGGCAGGAAATTGCCGCAACCAGAAATAATGAAACCTATAAAGACTATGCTGGTGCAGCACTGGCCCGCATGGTTAGCGTTGACCGTTCGACATGGTTGCGTGTCTATTCAGGGCACTGGGCTGGGTTAAAGACCGCTTTTACGCAGCTTGATGAATCTGCATTGGCCATGGCTCTTGAATACTATGAGGAAGAAGAAGCCCTCAAAGTGGCAGAAATGTGAAGTAAATTTCACTATCTCCTTCAAACACGCTTGCAAAATGCAACAAAATAAGCCATATTTAAAGCATATTTGATATGTTGCCAAAGTTTTATAAACCCGCCTATGAGCGGGTTTTTTTATGGCAAATCAGCCATGCACGGCGCATAAAGGCGCTGGCGGTCGCAGAATGGAATTCTTCTCTTGCTGGTATCACCAACCAGAGTTATCTGTATGTCACGCAACTAATTTTAGGTAAAAGACATGCTAAATCAGGAAGATATGACAGAAACGGCAAAGGCTGTTTTCAATGAATTAAGCGATAAACCAGCAACGGCTGGGGAGATTGCACTGAATACCCACCTCAGCCGCGAACGTTGCCAGCTCATACTTACGCAGCTGGTGATGGCAGGGTTATCTGATTACCAGTTCGGATGTTATAAACGCCTCCAGTAATGGGGGCTTTCTGCTGTGGAAATGGGCGGCTGGTGGGTGTTAGCGCACCCGGCCAGCCATCAGCTCATGCTTTCAGGTCACAAGCTAACCAAGGCCCACTGCTTTAGCGCAAAAGCACCGTGAGCCTATCAGAGTTACGCTTACTGATCTATGAAAAATACTGTAAAAATAAACAGTGTTGAATTAATCAACGCTGATAGCCTGCAATACGTCGCCACCCTCCCGGATAACTCAATTGATCTGATAGTTACGGATCCGCCGTACTTCAAAGTGAAGCCCAACGGCTGGGACAACCAATGGAAGGGGGACGAGGACTACTTACGCTGGCTTGATAGCTGTCTGGCTGAGTATGCTCGCGTTCTTAAACCTGCTGGCAGCATTTACCTGTTTTGCGGTCACCGACTGGCCTCAGATATAGAGATTATGATGCGTGCCCGGTTCAACGTTTTGAATCACATAATTTGGGCAAAACCATCAGGCCGCTGGAATGGATGTAACAAAGAAAGCCTGCGTGCGTACTTTCCATCTACGGAACGGATTTTGTTTGCTGATCACTATCTTGGGCCGTACACAGGTAAAGAGGATGTTTACGAAAGGAAAAGCACAGAGCTAAAGCAGCACATTATGACGCCGCTGATTGATTACTTCCGTAATGCCCGTGAATCACTGGGTGTCAGCTCGAAAGAAATAGCTGAGGCAACCGGAAAGAAAAACATGGCGTCACACTGGTTTGGTGCAAGCCAATGGCAACTACCAAATGAAGTGGACTATAGAAAATTGCAGGAACTGTTCACGCGGATCGCTATCGATAAGCACATTCAGCAGAAGCTTGAACATCCTCACCACCAGCTGGTAGCTACCTATCAGTCATTAAACCGCAAGTATTCAGAATTGCTGGAGGAATACAAAACCCTCCGGCGCTGCTTCTCTGTTTCCGCTCTTGTTCCGTATACCGACGTATGGACGCATAAGCCTGTTCAGTTTTATCCGGGCAAACATCCATGCGAAAAACCTGCCGACATGCTGAAGCAGATCATTAGTGCCAGCAGCAGGCCGGGGGATATCGTTGCCGATTTCTTTATGGGCTCTGGTTCAACTGTGAAAGCAGCAATAGAACTTGGCCGTCGGGCGATCGGCGTAGAACTGGAAGCTGACAGATTTATTCAGACCACCGAAGAGGTGGAAAAACTGAGCAAAACATAATGATCATCACGCCCCTGTGGATGTGGTGATCACCATCTTCAGGCACCGGGAATCATCCTTACTTTTATTTGAACAAAAGAGCCCGGTTGCCTGATTCCACATCCCCTCATTTCTGAGAGGAATCACAGCAATTATGAGGGGGCTAAATGTCCGATCCGATTTCCGGTACTGGGCTGGCTGGTGGTGTCCTTACTGGGGCCAGCGTATATGGATTTCTGTCCGGAACCGATTACGGCGTGGTGTTTGGCGCGTTTGCCGGAGCTGTATTTTACATTGCGACCACAGCGGACCTGAGTGCAGCGCGCCGTCTGGCATATTTTCTGGTGTCGTATATCGCGGGGATCCTTTGTTCCGGGCTGGTGGGTTCTAAGCTGGCTGACTGGACTGGCTACAGTGATAAGCCACTGGATGCCATTGGCGCCGTAATCGTTTCTGCTTTAGCCGTCAAAATCCTGACGTTCCTGAATAATCAGGATGTCGGCACGCTGGTGGCGCTGATAACGCGCCGGGGAGGTTCAGGTGGTACAAAATGACCCATCGGCAACTTTAAATGCATTGCTTTGCGCTGGGGTAGTGCTGACCCTGATGTTTTACCGTCGCGGCGATTCGCGACATCGACCGTGGATATCTCGCTTAGCCTGGTTGCTTACGGTCATTTATAGCGCCGTACCGCTGGCGTATTTGTGCGGTATCTACCCTTATTCATCTTGGGCCACTATCGGGGCCAACATTATTTTCTTGTCTGTGCTTGTCGCCGTCAGAGGCAACGTAGCGCGGCTGGTTGATCATCTGAGGCAATAATGAACCAATCACAATTTCAGCAGGCGGCTGGTATCAGCGCCGGGCTTTCTGCGCGCTGGTTTCCGCACATTGATGCGGCAATGAAAGAGTTTGGAATTACAGCGATTAATGATCAGGCCATGTTCATTGCACAAGTTGGGCATGAATCCAATGGCTTTACCTCGCTGGTAGAGAACTTTAACTACTCGGTTGAAGGGCTGAAGAAAACCTTCGGTAAGCGCCTGACGCCGTATCAGTGCGAAATGCTGGGGCGTGTCGATGGTAAACAGGTCGCTCACCAGCCACAAATAGCCAATCTGGTTTATGGTGACCGCATGGGGAATAACAGTCAGGGTGATGGCTGGAAATATCGCGGTCGTGGCCTGCTGCAAATCACTGGTCGTGAGAACTACACCAAATGCGGTACAGCGCTGAAGCTTGACCTTGTGAGCACTCCGGAACTATTGACGCAAGAGCGACACGCGGCCCGTTCGGCGGCATGGTACTTCACGTTACGTGGTTGTCTCCTCTATTCGGGGGATGTGGAACGCGTCACGCAGATTATTAACGGCGGGCAGAACGGCATTAAAGACCGCCGTGAACGTTACGCCAAAGCTAAAGCCGCACTGGTGTGAGGTCACAATGGAACTTGAAATGATTATCGGCCTGGCTGTTGCTGCGTTGGCTGCAATTGCAGGTGCTTTTGGTCTGGGTAAATCACGCGGTACAAGCATCGCGGAAACAAAAGCGAACCAGCAACGCACTGAAGAACGCGCAGCAGCTACTGAAGCCGTTGCAGAACGCCGGGTAGAGACAACAAAAGGAGCCAGGGATGTACAGCAGACTGTTAACCGCATGCCTGATGACGATGTTGATCGCGAGCTGCGTGACACGTGGAAGCGCCCCGGTGGTGGTTGATACCGCCTGTGACTGGGTAAAGCCAATCTACCTGACGGATCATGATATTGACGTTATGGACCGCCAGACGAAGAAAGACATCTTGGCGCATAACAAAGCGTGGCAGGCTAACTGTCAGAAAACCAAAGAGAGGAGTGAAAGTGGATAAATTTATATTTGTTCATAACCAGTTCGTCGTATTATCAATCTGCGGCGAAATGACCATATCAAATCGCGCGCCTAATGATGTTTCCACTTGCACAACACGGTCAGCCACGCCGTGAAGCGTTGCGATGCTGGTCAGCTGTTTTGTGCATAAATTATGAATTGTTCAGCAAGGACGTAACAAGACCTTCAAGGAATTGATAAACAGTAGATGCATTTGCAAAAGCTGATAAATATTCAAATAAACCAGACTTTGAAATGGCTTCTTTTTTCTGTTCAGGCTTAGCTTCACTGTAATCTTTTACTAGTTGATTCAGTTCTTCTGGCTTGGTGAGCATTTTATCTAAAAGTAGCTGCCACTCTTGCTCGCTACCGTGCTGCAAAAAGCCGATTCGGCATGAGATAGCACTTGTATTGATGAGTTCGGCATTAACTCCTTTACCGAACACAAATCCAACCCCACAGTCTACGGCGCTACAACCTGTCATTTTGATCATTTCATCCTCCGGGATGACATATCTTTTGGGTTAATTGGATTAATCCTAACATATAACACTTAATCAATAATCAGGTGTTAATCACGCTGACAGACGCCGCTGACATCCGCTTGTGGCTTTTTAATTGGAGTAAATATGCAGGTCACTATTGATGGTGTCCCGTATGCACCCGCCTGCGCAATTTCATCGTGGATTGGGGTAGTAATAACGACACACCAGCGCGCAGATGTTTTGAAAAGAGCGCTAGAACAGCACATGAAACACCCGCCAGTCGGTGTGCTGGTGGTTATAGTCGATGATGGTTCGAAACATGCCGCGGTAGTATCTGACGGCGTGCAGCTGCTTCGCCATGAAACATCACTCGGCATTGTTGCATCGAATAACGCCAGCCTGATAGCGCTAATAGCTGGTGGAATTATTTGGCAACGTCTCTGTCGTTAATAATATGCAAATAATAACTAATATCATTTACGGGTCCTTTCCGGTGATCCGGGCTGCTACGGGGCGGAGACCGCGCAGATTCTCGCTATTTATGAAAATTTTCAGGCATTTGCCGTTTCCGTTCTTCTTCTCGCTAATTCATTGTTTTAACTGCAAACACCCCCTGAAAAGAAAGGAAACGATAAGCCTTAAAAACGGCTAAATAACCAAAGGGCGTTTCCTTTCTCTGTTTTTGTGCATGGAGTGAGCTATGGAGGTCAACAAAAAGCGTCTTTCTGAAATATTTGGGGTCAGCGTGCGAACCATTCAGAACTGGCAGGATCAGGGAATGCCTGTAGCACGTGGCGGCGGAAAAGGTAATGAGGTCCTCTATGAATCTTCCGCTGCTATTGAATGGTATTCCGCACGCGACGCGGCGATTGAGAATGAGAAATTACGCAAGGAGGTGGAAGACCTTCGTCTTGCATCGGAATCCGACCTCCAGCCAGGTACGATTGACTATGAGCGTCACCGCCTTACCCGGGCGCAGGCAGACGCCCAGGAACTAAAAAATGCAAAAGATTCCGCTGAGGTGGTGGAAACCGCATTCTGCACGTTCGTGCTGTCGCGGATGGCCGGAGAAGTAGCCAGCATTCTTGATGGAGTTCCTCTGTCGGTTCAGCGGCGCTTCCCGGAGCTGGAAAACCGACATATTGATTTCCTCAAGAAGGACATCATTAAGGCCATGAACAAAGCAGCTGCGCTGGATGAAATAATACCGGGGTTGCTGAGTGAATATATCGAACAGTCAGGTTAAGGGGCTGCAGCACTCTGCGCGCGCAGGGCTACTTTCGCTGTACCGGCCTGAGCCGCAAACGGCGGTTGAATGGGCAGACGATAATTACTATCTCCCCAAAGAGTCGGCCTATCAGGAAGGGCGCTGGGAAACGTTGCCGTTTCAACGCGCGATCATGAATGCGATGGGTAACGACTACATTCGTGAAGTTAACGTTGTTAAGTCTGCCCGTGTTGGCTATTCAAAAATGTTGCTGGGTGTTTATGCGTATTTTATTCAGCACAAGCAGCGAAATTCCCTTATCTGGCTGCCCACTGATGGTGACGCCGAAAACTTCATGAAGTCGCATGTTGAGCCGACGATTCGCGATATTCCGTCACTTCTGGCGCTGGCCCCCTGGTATGGCAAAAAGCACCGGGACAATACGCTCAGTATGAAACGCTTCTCCAACGGTCGCGGGTTCTGGTGTCTGGGTGGTAAGGCGGCGAAAAACTATCGTGAAAAGTCAGTGGATGTTGCCGGCTATGACGAACTCGCTGCTTTTGATGAGGATATTGAGAAAGAGGGTTCCCCGACGTTTCTCGGTGATAAACGTATTGAGGGCTCTGTCTGGCCCAAATCTATTCGCGGATCAACGCCAAAAACAAAGGGAACCTGCCAGATTGAGCGTGCTGCCAGCGAATCCGGGCATTTCATGCGTTTTCATGTTGCCTGTCCGCACTGTGGTGAAGAGCAGTACCTTAAGTTCGGCGACAAAGAGACCCCGTTCGGGTTCAAATGGACACCGGGCGAACCTTCCAGCGTCTTTTACCTGTGCGAACATAATGCCTGCGTCATTAAGCAGCAGGAGCTGGATTTCACTGAAGCTCGTTATATCTGCGACACCACCGGGATCTGGACGCGCGACGGTTTATCCTGGTTTTCATCAACAGGCACCGAAATCGACCCGCCAGACAGCGTGACGTTTCACATCTGGACGGCATACAGCCCGTTTACCACCTGGGTGCAGATCGTTAAAGACTGGCTAAAAACGAAAGGGGATACAGGAAAGCGTAAAACCTTCGTGAACACCACTCTGGGCGAAACATGGGAGCCTAAAATTGGTGAACGGCCTGACGCCGAGCTCATGGCCGAACGCAAAGAGTTCTTCGGGGCATCCGTACCGGAGCGTGTTGCTTATCTGACAGCCGGGATCGACTCCCAACTGGATCGATATGAAATGCGCGTCTGGGGATGGGGGCCCGGTGAGGAAAGCTGGCTGATTGACCGGCAGATCATTATGGGCCGTCATGATGATGAAGCGACCCTCGTCAGGGTGGACGAGGCGATTAACAAAACCTATCTCCGAAAGAATGGCGTGGAAATGTCGGTATCCCGTATCTGCTGGGATATCGGCGGTATTGACCCCACCATTGTCTACAATCGCTCAAAAAAGCATGGTCTGTTTCGCGTGATCCCGATTAAAGGGGCTTCCGTTTACGGTAAGCCTGTGGCGAATATGCCGCGCAAACGCAACAAGAACGGCGTTTATCTGACGGAAGTGGGGACTGATACCGCAAAGGAGCAGATTTATAACCGCTTCACACTTCAGCCGGAAGGGAGTGATCCTCTTGCCGGTGCCGTGCATTTCCCCAATAACCCCGAAATTTACGATCTGGCTGAGGCACAGCAGCTTACTGCTGAGGAGCAGGTTGAAAAATGGGTGGACGGGCGTAAGAAAATCGTCTGGGACAGCAAAAAGCGACGAAATGAGGCGCTGGACTGCTTCGTGTACGCGCTGGCTGCCCTGCGGATCAGTATTTCGCGATGGCAACTGAATCTTGATTCACTGCTCTCGAGCCTGCTGGAGGAAGAGGGGAACCGGACCAATAACAAAACTCTGGCTGATTATGCCAGGGCATTATCTGGAGATGAATAATGGCGACACAGACTGATCTGGATGCCGCCCGCGCTGCGTTGCACGATCTCATGATGGGAAAGCGGGTGGCAACGGTGCAAAAAGACGGCCGGCGGGTTGAGTTTACCGCGACCTCCGTCAGTGACCTGAAAAAATACATTGCCGAACTTGAGTCACAGGTTGGCACCACTCCACGACGCCGGGGACCGGCAGGATTTTACGCATGAAAACACCTGCTTTGTTAGGACCGGACGGTAAAACCGCTCTGCGGGATTATGCCGGATATCATGGCGGTGCTGGTGGCTTTGGCGGTCAGCTCCGCGCCTGGAATCCACCGAGTGAAAGCGCAGATGCTGCGTTATTGCCTAATTTTTCCCGTGGTAACGCGCGCGCTGACGATCTGGTCCGCAATAACGGCTATGCGGCAAACGCGGTACAGCTCCATCAGGACCACATTGTCGGGTCGTTTTTCCGGCTCAGTTATCGGCCCAGCTGGCGTTTTCTTGGCATTGGGGAGGAAGAGGCCCGGGCGTTCTCCCGTGAAGTTGAGGCGGCCTGGAAAGAATTTGCGGAGGATGATTGCTGCTGCATTGATGCGGAACGTAAGCGTACATTCACCATGATGATCCGCGAGGGTGTTTCCATGCATGCGTTTAACGGTGAGTTATGTGCACAGGCCACCTGGGACAGTGATTCCACGCGTCTTTTCCGCACACAGTTCAAAATGGTGAGCCCAAAACGCATCAGCAACCCCAATAACGCCGGAGACACGCGAAACTGCCGGGCTGGTGTCAGAACAAATGACAGTGGTGCCGCGCTGGGATATTACGTCAGCGAGGATGGCTATCCGGGGTGGATGGCGCAGAAGTGGACCTACATCCCGCGTGAACTGCCCGGCGGGCGGCCGTCCTTTATCCACGTATTTGAACCCCTGGAGGATGGGCAGACACGCGGTGCCAACGTGTTTTACAGCGTCATGGAGCAAATGAAAATGCTTGATACACTGCAGAATACGCAGCTCCAGAGCGCGATCGTTAAGGCGATGTATGCCGCCACGATCGAAAGTGAGCTGGATACGCAAACCGCGATGGACTTTATTCTCGGCTCAGACAGTAAAGAGCAGCAAAGCAAGATGACCGGCTGGCTGGGGGAGATGGCCTCGTACTATACCGCGGCACCGGTTCGTCTCGGTGGCGCGAAGGTGCCGCACCTGATGCCGGGCGACTCCCTGAACCTTCAGTCAGCGCAGGACACTGACAACGGCTATTCGACGTTTGAACAGTCTCTGCTGCGCTACATTGCTGCAGGTCTGGGAGTGTCGTATGAGCAACTCTCACGCAACTATTCGCAGATGAGTTATTCCACCGCCCGCGCCAGTGCTAACGAGTCCTGGGCGTACTTTATGGGGCGCCGCAAATTTGTTGCCTCCCGCCAGGCCTGTCAGATGTTTTTATGCTGGCTGGAAGAGGCCATTGTTCGCCGGGTGGTGACATTACCGTCTAAAGCCCGTTTCAGTTTTCAGGAGGCGAGGAGCGCCTGGGGAAATGCTGACTGGATCGGATCCGGGAGAATGGCCATTGACGGTCTGAAGGAGGTGCAGGAGGCTGTCATGCTCATTGAAGCGGGGCTGAGCACCTATGAGAAGGAATGCGCCAAACGCGGGGAAGACTATCAGGAAATCTTTGCCCAGCAGGTTCGTGAAACGATGGAGCGCCGTGCTGCGGGACTTAAACCGCCAGCGTGGGCGGCTTCGGCCTTTGAGTCTGGACTGAAAAAATCGAATGAGGAGGGGGCCGATGACGCCAGAGCTGCGTAATCTCCCGCACATTGCCAGTATGGCTTTCAATGAGCCGCTTTTACTTGAACCCGCCTATGCGCGGGTTTTCTTTTGTGCTCTCGCTGGTCAGTTAGGTATCACCCGTCTGACCGACACCGTGTCGGGCGTGACGTTTGGCGCAGAGCAGATGGCTGAACCGCTGGCACTCTTTGGTGATGATGAGGACATGGGGCCAAAGCCGGCGCGAAGCTACCAGGTCACTGATGGTATCGCGGTGCTGCCTGTTTCCGGGACTCTGGTCAGTAAAACCCGCTCACTCCAGCCGTATTCGGGAATGACGGGGTACAACGGCATCCTCGCCCGCCTCCAGCAGGCCATCAGTGACCCGGGTGTAGACGGCATTCTTCTGGATATGGATACGCCAGGTGGAATGGTGGCGGGTGCCTTTGACTGCGCGGACATCATCGCCCGAATGCGGGATATCAAACCCATCTGGGCGTTAGCCAACGATATGAACTGCAGCGCTGGCCAGCTGATTGCCAGTGCGGCATCACGTCGGCTTGTGACGCAGACGGCCAGAACGGGATCCATCGGGGTCATGATGGCCCACAGCAATTACGGCGCCGCCCTTAAAACCAGCGGTGTTGAGGTCACGCTGATTTACAGCGGCGATCACAAGGTGGATGGGAACCCCTACGAGAAATTACCCAAAGAAGTACGTGCAGATTTTCAGGCGCGTATTGACGCTACCCGGCAGATGTTCGCTGAAAAGGTGGCGGGTTATACCGGCATGTCGGTTCAGGCCGTTCTTGATACTGAAGCGGCTGTGTTTTCAGGCCAGGAATCAGTAGACAACGGCCTGGCGGAGCAGCTGGTCAACAACATGGATGCGCTGAACGTTATGCGCGATGCAATTAATAAACGAACGATGATTTCCCGAGGAGGAAGCATGAAAGGTACTACTGCATCCGCAGATACCACTCAACCAGCAGCATCTGCTAACCAGACCGTGACCACCGTTGACGCGCCTGCTGTGGTCGTTACTGACCCTGCCGCGGGCGCAACTGTTGATATCAGCAGCCAGGTGGCTGCGGCGGTCGCAGCCGAAAACGGCCGCATTATGGGGATCCTGAACTGTGAAGAAGCGAAAGGGCGTGAATCACAGGCGCGCGCGCTGGCAGAAACGCCGGGGATGACTGTGGAAAGTGCTCAGCGCATTCTTGCCGCAGCACCTCAGAGTGCTCTGGCGCGCACGGATACCGCGCTGGATCGTCTGATGGAAACCGTACCCGGCACCGTAACGGCAGGTAACGCGTCTGCTGAGGCGGGTGACGATTTGTTAAATACGCCTGTTTAAGAGGTCAACATGTCTAACACTGAACAATTTACTCACAATCAGCCCCTCGGGAACAGTGATCCGGCGCATACCGGTTATGCACCCGGTGAACTGACGAAAGCCGTACCGGCGATGACGCCCCTGATGCTGGATGCCACTTCCGGCAAGCTGACCGTCTGGGATGGCCAGCATGCTGGGGCTGCCTGTGGCATTCTGGCTGTTTCCGCGGACCAGAGCAACACAGAGCTGGCATTCTATAAGTCCGGCTCTTTCCGTATTGAAAATGTGCTCTGGCCGGATGCGGTGACGGATGAACACATCAAGCGCAACGCGTTCACGGGTACAGCTATCAGCATCGTCTGACACCCGACTTAACAGTAACCATCATCCACAGAAGCCGCCATCGCGGCTTTTTTAACGGGAAAAATCTATGTCAATTTACACAACTGCCCAACTGCTGGCGGTCAATGAGAAGAAATTCAAATTCGATCCGCTTTTCCTGCGTATCTTCTTCCGTGAAAGCTACCCCTTCAGCACCGAGAAGGTGTATCTGTCGCAAATCCCGGGCATGGTCAACATGGCGCTGTACGTCTCTCCTGTTATTTCCGGCAAGGTTATCCGCTCCCGTGGTGGCGCAACGTCAGAGTTTACGCCGGGTTACGTCAAGCCCAAGCACGAGGTAAACCCGCAGATGACGCTGCGCCGCCTGCCGGATGAAGACCCGCAAAATCTGGCTGACCCGGCCTACCGCCGCCGTCGCATTATCCTGCAGAACATGAAGGATGAAGAACTGGCGATTGCTCAGGTGGAAGAGAAACAGGCTGTGGCTGCTGTTCTCAACGGTAAATACACCATGACCGGCGAAGCGTTTGAACCGGTTGAGGTGGATATGGGACGCAGTGCCGGAAACAACATCATCCAGGCAGGTGCTGCGGCATGGAGCACCCGCGATAAAGAAACTTATGACCCCACTGACGATATTGAAACCTATGCGCTGAACGCCAGCGGCGTGGTCAATATTATCGTCTTTGATCCGAAGGGCTGGGCGTTGTTCCGTTCATTCAAAGCGGTAAAAGAGAAGCTCGACACCCGTCGCGGTTCTAACTCTGAACTGGAAACGGCGCTGAAAGATCTGGGTGAAGCTGTCTCCTATAAGGGAATGTATGGCGATGTGGCCATTGTCGTTTACTCCGGGCAATACATTGAAGACGACACCAAAAAGAACTACCTGCCGGATTTGAGCATGGTGCTGGGTAATACCCAGGCGCGCGGCTTGCGCACCTACGGCTGCATTCAGGATGTGGATGCCCAGCGTGAAGGCATTAATGCTTCCACGCGTTATCCGAAAAACTGGGTACAGACAGGCGATCCGGCGCGTGAGTTCACCATGATTCAGTCTGCACCGCTGATGCTGCTGGCTGACCCGGATGCGTTCGTGTCTGTCAAACTCGCCTGATATTCATCTGTGGCCCTGCGGGGCCCTGCTCCGGAGTTGTTCTTATGACTGAAAAAGAAAAGTTGATTGCGCGGCTTAATGAACTTGGCGCGCAGCTTGATCGGGAAGTGAATACCAGTGGCACCATTCAGGAGCTCTCTATGCGCATTGCAGAGCTGGAGGAAGAACTGAATGACGGCACGGATACCGATAGTGTTGAAAATGGTGGCGTGAGTGATGGTAGTGCATCCACCGGCGCCGTAGAACCCGTGCCGCCAGTGGATACTGTGTTAAGCGGTAGAACAGATGACGCGCTGATGGCCGTCGAAGCGCTGGCCACGCTGCACATTGAGGCGCTGCACGCGACCCGCGATGAACGGGTATCTATTGTCGAGGCGGGGACCGTGATCCGCGTGAAAGAAGCGGATGCGGACAGCCTGGTTGCACTCGGACTGGTCCGCGAGCACTAACAGGGGGCTGTGTGGCTGATTTCGATAACCTTTTTGATGCTGCAATAACACAGGCCGATGACACTATCCGGCAGGTTATGGGGACTTCTGCAACGGTAACGTCCGGCGCGATTTCTGGCGTCACGTTGAGTGGTGTTTTCGATGATCCGGAAAATATCGGTTACGCCACACCCGGCATCCGTGTCGAGGGGACCAGCCCGTCGCTGTTTGTGAAATCAGCAATGATTGGGCAACTGGCGCGGCTGGACACGCTGGATATTAACGGAAAGCCTTTCTGGGTTGATCGTATTGGTCCTGATGACTGTGGATCCTGCCATGTCTGGCTCGGTACGGGTTCTCCCCCCGCAGCGACCCGGCGCCGGTAAGGGGAAACTATGTCTTTAAAAGGGCTTGAACAGGCTATAGCAAACCTGAACAGCATCAGCAATACGGCGGTTCCGCGGGCCTCGGCGCAGGCTGTTAACCGTGTCGCCACCCGGGCAGTCAGCCGAAGCGTTGCCGTTGTCTCGAAAGATACGCGGGTGCCACGCAAGCTGGTAAAACAACGCGCGAGGATAAAACGCGCCACGGCGAAAAAGCCGATGGCAATGATTCGCGTGAACCGGGGCAACCTGCCCGCGATAAAGCTGGGTACCGCCAGCGTACGGTTATCCCGCAGAAAACGGGATAAAAAAGGGGCCAATAGTGTGTTGCGTATTGGCCCTTTTCGTTTCTCCGGTGCCTTTATTCAACAACTGGAAAATGGCCGCTGGCATGTGATGCGAAGGACATCCAGACCCCGCTATCCGATCGAAGTGGTCAGCATTCCACTGGCAGCGCCACTGACGACCGCATTTAAAGATGAGCTGCCGAAGCTAATGGAATCGGATATGCCTAAAGAACTTCGGGCATCCCTTAAAAACCAACTCAGGCTGATTCTGAAACGATGAAACACACTGATATTAGAAAGGCCATTATTGATGCGCTGGAGAGCCATATTGGTAAAGACGCACTCTATTTTGACGGACGTCCAGCGGTACTGGAGGAGGGGGATTTTCCGGCGGTCGCTGTCTTCCTGACGGATGCCGGGTATACCGGCGAAGAACTGGATGCTGATATCTGGCAGGCCACGCTGCATATCGAAATCTTTTTACCAGCGCAGGTACCCGATTCCGAGCTCGATGACTGGATGGAGTCACGTATTTATCCGGTGCTTGGCAATGTGCCAGGACTTTCCCTGCTGATCAATAACATGGTGCAGCAAGGGTATGACTACCAGCGCGATGATGATCTTGGGCTGTGGAGTTCGGCTGATCTGAAATATTCCATTACCTACGAAATGTGAGGACGTAATGACTACACCAAACCCACTGGCGCCGGTAAAGGGTGCCACCACCACGCTCTGGATTTATTCCGGATCGGGTAACCCGTTCGCCAACCCGGTATCGGATGTTGACTGGACGCGGCTGGCAAAGATTAAAGACCTGCAGCCCGGTGAACTGACTGCCGAATCAAACGACGACACCTACCTGGACGACGATGATGCCGACTGGACTGCCACCTCGCAGGGGCAGAAATCGGCGGGTGAGGCCAGTTTTACGCTGGCCTGGAAACCTGCCGAGAGCGGGCAGCAGGATCTGGTTCGCTGGTTTGATGACGGTACCGTGCTGGCGTACAAAATTAAATACCCGAATGGCGCCATCGATGTGTTCCGTGGCTGGGTAAGCAGCCTGGGTAAAACGGTGACGGCAAAAGACACCATTACTCGTTCTGTCAAAATCAGCAATAACGGCAAGCCAGGCCTTGCTGAAGACAGCGCTGCTGCAGCGATTGCCGTAACTGGCGTCAGCCTGGATAAATCGACCGCCACCGTTGCAGTTGCTGCCACCACCACGCTGAATGTCACCGTGACGCCAGCCAGCGCGAGCGATCCATCTTTCCGGGCCACCACCACGGATGCAGGTAAAGCCACGGTGGCTGTCGCCGGTACGGTGCTGACGGTCACCGGCATTGCCGCCGGAGCCGCCGACATTATCGTGATGACCAATGACGGGTTGTTTGTCGCGACCTGTAAAGTCACCGTTTCCTGATCTTCGGGGCTGTGGCCCCGCTTTCCGGAGTAACCCATGTTTTTAAAAAGTGAACCGTTCGAACGTAACGGTAATACAGTCACGCTCTACGAACTGTCGGCACTGCAGCGTATTGAGCATCTTGAACACCTGAAGTCGCTGGAGAGTAACACTGATGCCGACATGCAGGCGGCGATGGATATGACGATTAAATCCGGCGCACTGCTGGTGGCCATGTCGTTATGGCATGGACACGCTCTGAAAGGGACGCACAAAACGCCGAAAGAAGATATTGAGCAGATCCAGAATGAAGTGCTGATGACCTGGCCGCTGGAGATTGTTTCCGCTGCAGAGTACAGCGTGAAGCTGCTGTCCGGCATGGTGCCGCTGCAGGAAGCGAATGATCCGGAGGATGTCGCTGTAACTGAGCCAGTCAGTCTGGAAAAGTCCTCGCCAGTGAGCTGACATTCGTCCTGAAACTGGCGCGTGAATTTCGTCGCCCGGACTGGCGCGCCATGCTTGCTGGTATGTCGTCAACGGAATATGCCGACTGGCGAACGTTCTACCAGGACAATTTTTTTAATGACGTGCAACTGGATGCGCATTTTTCCTCGCTGATGCATATCGTTATCACCGCGCTTGACCCTAAAACCACATCAACCCCTGCCAGCTTCAGCCTGCTCTCACCTTCTGCGGAGGATATTGCCGACGATGAACCTGGTGACGCTGTGCTGATGGCAAAGGCCGAGGGCATTTCAGGAGGTGTTCGCTATGGCCCAGACGGCAGTGGGTGACCTGGTCGTTAACCTTGACGTTAATTCGTCAAAGTTCAACGAGCAGATGGAGTACGTAAAACGGCAGTTTAAGCAGACGGGTGACGCAGCGAATGACTCTGCGCTGAAGGTCCAGCAGTCATTTACCCGCCAGGAGAGCGCCGCGAAGAAGGCCGGTATTTCTGTCGGCCAGTACAACGCTGCGATGCGTATGCTGCCTGCGCAGTTTACGGATATCGCCACCCAGCTTGCCGGTGGGCAGAGCCCATGGCTCATCCTGCTGCAGCAGGGCGGGCAGGTGAAAGACTCCTTCGGCGGTATCATGCCGACCTTCCGGGCGCTGCTGGGTACCATATCGCCGGTGATGGTGGGGGTTGGCGCACTGGCTGCTGCCACCGGCGCGATGGTTTACGCCTGGTATCAGGGCTCGTCCACGCTGTCTGATTTCAATAAAACGCTGGTTCTGTCTGGTAATACTGCCGGGCTGACCTCAAACCGCATGCTGGTGCTGGCGAAATCCGGCGAGCAGGCGGGACTCACGTTTAACCAGACCAGCAGTGCGCTGACGGAGCTGGTTAACGCCGGAGTGCGTGCCGGTGCCCGGTTCGATGATATGAGTCAGGCGGTAGCGAAATTCACCGATGCGTCAGGTGTGCCGGTTGATAAGGTGGCGGCGGCATTCGGCAAACTGACGAATGATCCGACCTCAGGCCTTATTGCCATGGCGCAGCAGTTCCATAACGTCACAGCGGAACAGATTGCTTATGTGGCACAGTTGCAACGTGCCGGGGATGAAGCCGGGGCGCTGCAGGCGGCTAATGATGCGGCGACGAATGGTTTTCGTGAGCAGACAAAGAGCCTGCGCGACAATATGGGGTCGATTGAGACTGCTGCCGACAGTCTGAAGCGTGCCTTTAAATCGATGTGGGATGCGGTGCTTGATATCGGGCGGCCTGACACCACGCAGGAGATGGTTGCCAAAGCTGAAGCGGCCTTTAAGCGGGCAGATGAAATCTGGAATCTGCGTAAAGGTGATGGTTATGTCAATGATGATGCGCGCGCCAGCTACTGGAACGATCGGGAATCTGCACGCCTTGCCCTGGAAATGGCGCAGCAGCAGGCCAGTGTGGCAAAGGCAACTGAGGATAACGCCGCCCGCGAGGCGGTGATTGAATCTGATCGCCAGAAGTATGCCGCGCAGGCGCAGTCGAATTATGCAAAGACGCAGACTGCGCTGGAGAAGTACACGGCCCGTCAGAATGAACTGAACAAGGCGCTGAAAGACGGACGGATCCTCCAGGCTGACTACAACATCAATCTGGAAGCTGCGAAAAAAGAATACGACGACTCGCTGAAGAAACCCAAAGCCCCTTCAGCAGTAAAAACACCTGCAGGTGTAAAAAGTGTCGATACTGCCAGCGCGCAGACGCTGGAGCTCGAGGCTCAGTTACGCACTCTGCAGGAGCATAAAAGCATTACGGACACCATCAGCCAGCAGCGGCAGGAACTGTGGAAACAACAATCCCGCTTTTCGGTGCTGGAAGAGGCCGCCAAAAAGCGCGCGCTGACCGCCGATGAAAAATCAGTGCTGGCAAACAAAGACGAGGTACTGGCGCGGGCCGAAGTGAATGCCCGACTGGGCGATCAGATTGTTGCCCAGGAGAGGTTAAACCGCCTGCAGGACAGCTCGCAGAAGTACGTTACCCAGATCGGGGAGAAGACCCGAGCGCTGGTGGCCGGGGGCAGCATGAGCAGTCGCGGTGCGCAGCGACAAAACGAAGAGGCGCAGTTGCGGCAGGGCTGGATGAATGCCGGCGGCACGGATTCCGATCAGGGCTATCAGAACGAGCTGGCGGCGCTGAAGGAATACTATGCCGCACAGGACGAGCTCCGCGGCAACTGGCAGGCCGGGGCGAAATCAGCGTGGGCTGACTATGCCGATTCAGCAGCTGATGCCTATGGTTCGATGAAGTCCGCAGCTTCAGCCACATTCGATGGTATCAGCCAGAATATGGCCGATATGCTGACGACAGGGAAAGCAAACTGGGCCGATTTTACCCGTTCCACATTGTCGATGCTGACGCAGATCCTGATGAAGCAGGCTATGGCTGGCCTGGTTAGTTCCGCCACGTCAGCGCTGGGTTTTGCTGGTGGTGGTTATACCGGATCCGGCGGTAAGTATGAGCCTGCAGGTGTGGTGCACCGTGGAGAGTTTGTCTTTACGCAGGAGGCCACAAACCGGATCGGTGTCGGCAATCTGTACAAAATGATGCGCGGCTATGCTACCGGCGGTCTGGTGGGTGGGAGTGGCGGCGGCATTGCTTCTCCTTTCGGTGTCAGCGTTTACGCGCCGGTTTCCGTCACAACGGGCCAGGGTGAGTCGGGCCAACAGAAAGGGAGCGGTGATGCGCTCGGGAAAGCCTACCAGCAGGTTATCGACAGCTCTGTCCGGGCAGGGATCGCGAAAGCCATACAACCGGGAGGCATGATTTGGAATGCCAACAAGCAGAGGTAAGCGATGGCGATTGAACATTTTAGCTGGCGGATCAAGGCATCCAGCCAGCCGACCCTGAAAAGTAAGGATACAGTCCATACGGCGCAGTTTGGTGATGGCTATAAGCAGGTGTCAGGTGCCGGGATGAATGATGAAACGCTCAGTTATGAGTTTTCATTTACCGGCGAACCGCAAACCGTCCGGGATATTTATGCTTTCCTGCGGCGCCATAAGACGAAATCATTTTCGTTTACCCCACCAGGCGGTGATCTGGCGCTGTGGCGCGTTGAGGCAGACAGCCTGCAGCGCGTCACCAAAAGTAAAACGGTGGAAACCGTATCAGCCACCTTTGAACAGGCGTTTGCACCATGAGCTTAAACAGTGATTATCAGAAACTTGAGCCGGGCAATGTTGTCCGGCTTTTTGATGTCGATGGCACCGCATTTGGTGTTTCCGACGTTCTCCGCTTCCACGCCCACAACATTGCCCACACTCCCGATGAAATTGCCGCTGCTGGTGGAGATGAAAATAAGCTACCGGCGAAATCAATCTGGTGGCAGGGGCAGGAATATAAAGCCTGGCCCTGCCAGATCGAGGGTATTGAGACGGCGACCGACGGGACCAGCGCGCAGCCGACGCTGTCGGTAGCTAACCTGGATAGTTCCATTACGGCGCTGTGTCTTACTTATGATGACCTGCTGCAGGCAAAGGTCACGATTCATGACACGCTGGCGCAGTATCTGGATGCGAAAAACTATCCGGAGGGAAACCCGTCAGCGGATCCGCAGCAGGAAAAGCTGAAGGTGTTTTACATTGACGCCAAGAGCACTGAAACCAACGAGGTGGTGGCGTTTACGTTGTCCAGTCCAATGGACCTGCAGGGGTTGATGATCCCGACGCGCCAGCTACATTCGCTTTGTACCTGGTGTATCCGTAACAAATATCGCTCAGGTGATGGATGTGACTATGCCGGAACGCGTTATTTCGACAAGCACAACAACCCGGTTAACGATCCGTCACTCGATGAATGTCCCGGTACGCTCACTGCGTGCAAGTTGAGGCATGGCGAGGGGAACGAGTTGCCGTTCGGTGGCTTCCCTGGCACATCCCTGATCAGGAGCTGATATGCGTCAGAAAATTATCGACGCCATTATGGCGCATGCTGCTGCTGAATATCCGCGTGAATGCTGCGGCGTAGTGGTGCAAAAAAGCAGGGTGCAGCGGTACATTCCCTGCCGTAATCTGGCAACCGATCCGACAGAGCATTTCCACCTGTCGCCGGAAGATTACGCCGCTGCCGAAGACTGGGGAACAGTGATTGCCATTGTCCACAGCCACCCGGATGCCACGACGCAGGCGAGCGAACTGGATAAGGCACAGTGTGACGCTACGTTACTTCCGTGGCACATCGTCAGCTGGCCGGAGGGGGATCTGCGTACCATTCAGCCGCGGGGCGAGCTGCCGCTACTGGAGCGCCCATTTGTGCTCGGTCACTTCGATTGCTGGGGGCTGGTGATGAGCTATTTCCGGCAAACGCACGGCATTGAGCTGACGGATTACCGCGTGGATTATCCCTGGTGGGAAGACAGTTATCCCGAAAACTTCTACCACGATTGCTGGTATGAATGCGGATTCCGTGAATTCAGTGGCGTACCGCAGCCAGGTGATATGGTTATCATGCAGGTCCAGGCTAATAAGTGGAACCATGCAGGGATCCTGCTGGAAGGCAATATGCTACTCCACCATCTTTATGGCCATTTGAGTCAGCGTGTGCCTTATGGCGGCTACTGGCAGGAACGGACGATGAAGGTTCTACGGCATAAATCTCTGTGCTAACCTTTATGGACGTTTACTCAGGGAATAGAATATGAACAAAATACTTTTAGTCTTGTCTATTGCGTTATTGTCTGGATGTTCAACTGAGGTGGTTCCTCCAAGTAAAGCAAAACTTGCTCCGGCAAATCAGCTCTATAAATTTCAAGAGACTAATCCGAATGATGGTGTACTTACTGTTGTGCGTGACAGCGGATTTATCTCTGCAGGCTGTGCAGCAAGTTTGTATATCAACGGTGAGAAAGCTGCAATTTTAAACCAGAAGGAAAAGGCTATTTTTCATCTGCCTCCAGGTGAATGGGCGGTCGGAGCTACATTTGATGGGAAAGGTATGTGTAACTCCGGAATTGAAAGGCAAGAACGCTATATAAATATAAAAACTGATGATAGTAAGACTGTCAGAATATATATAGACAATGATGCCAATGTAGATATAAAACCTACTACAGTGCAATGAAACCACCTCCTGGTGGTTTTTTTATGGAGCGATTATGTCTGAGGTTATGACGCAAATAGAATTAGGTGGTGTTCTTGGGAAGACATTTGGTAAACAACACTATCGATTAGTCGGAAGCACATCCGAAGCAGTAAGAGCCCTATGCTGTACAATTAATGGATTCGAAAAGTTTCTGAATTCAAGTAAGCTGCGTGGTCTTACTTATGCGGTGTTCAAAGGTAAAAAAAATCTGAGTGAATCTGATCTTGGATATCCTGTTTCAGGTGAGGTTATTCGCATTATTCCTGTCGTTATAGGCAGTAAAAAAGCTGGCGTGTTACAAACCATATTTGGAGCAGCTTTAGTTGTAGTTGGTGCTGTAGCAACATATTTTGGGGGCGGCGCTGTTGGCGTGCCTATGATGAAAATTGGTGCGGCAATGGCACTTGGCGGCGTTGTTCAGATGCTCTCACCTCAACCGTCAGGTCTTGCCAGTAAGCAAAGTGCAGATAACCACGCTTCATATGCTTTCGGTGGGGTGACAAATACTGCCGCACAAGGTTATCCGGTCCCGCTGCTTTATGGTCGCAGACGCATTGGCGGGGCGATCATCTCTGCTGGTATATACGTCGAAGACCAGCAATAACAAAATAATCTTCCTTTCAGGCTACCTTATGGTGGCTTTTTTTATGGGCGCAATATGGCTACAGCAACCCCGATTAAAGGCCGCAAGGGCGGCAGTTCCAGTTCACGAACCCCTACCGAACAGCCTGATGATCTGCAATCTGTAGCGAAGGCCAAAATCCTCGTTGCGCTTGGGGAAGGGGAATTTGCAGGGCAATTAACCGGAAAAAATATCTACCTGGACGGCACGGCGTTGGAAAACTCCGATGGCACCAAAAACTTTAGCGGCGTGACGTGGGAATTTCGCGCGGGAACTCAGGCACAAAATTACATCCAGGGCATTCCCGGTACCGAAAACGAAATCAACGTTGGAACTGAAGTATCAAGCGCAACAGCCTGGACGCGTACTTTCACCAACACCCAACTATCAGCCGTTCGCCTGCGACTGAAATGGCCTTCTCTGTTTAAGCAAGAGGACAACGGCGATCTGGTAGGGTATTCCATCAATTATGCAATAGACCTGCAAACTGATGGTGGGACCTGGCAAACCGTTCTTAATACCAGCGTAACCGGCAAAACGACGTCTGGTTATGAGCGCAGCCACCGTATTGATTTACCGCAGGCTGGCAGCACCTGGACAATCCGACTGCGTAAGATTACCGCTGACGCAAACAGCGCCAAGATCGGCGACACGATGACGCTGCAAAGCTTCACGGAGGTGATTGATGCCAAGCTGCGCTATCCGAACACCGCGCTGCTGTACATCGAATTCGACTCAAGTCAGTTCAATGGTTCGATTCCACAGATATCCTGTGAACCACGTGGCCGAGTGATCCGCGTGCCTGATAACTATGACCCCGATACGCGGACTTACAGTGGTACATGGCAGGGCGCGTTTAAGTGGGCCTGGACCGATAACCCGGCGTGGATATTTTACGATCTGGTTATTACCGATCGCTTTGGTCTGGGTAATCGCCTGAGTGCAGCCAACATCGATAAATGGACGTTGTACCAGGTATCGCAGTATTGCGATCAGCCGGTACCGGATGGAAAGGGTGGAAGCGGGACAGAGCCACGCTATACCTGTAACGTCTATGTTCAGGACAGGAATGACGCTTACACTGTGCTGCGTGACTTTGCGGCTATATTCCGGGGTATGACGTACTGGGGCGGCGATCAGATTGTTGCGCTTGCCGATATGCCGAGAGATGTGGATTACGCTTACACCCGCGCTAACGTTATCGACGGACGCTTTACCTATTCCAGCAGCACGACAAAAACGCGGTATACCACGGCGCTGGTTTCCTGGTCTGATCCGGGTAACGCTTATGCGGATGCGATGGAGCCTGTATTTGAGCAGCCTCTGGTGGCCCGGTACGGATTTAATCAGCTGGAAATGACAGCCATCGGTTGTACCCGTCAATCAGAAGCGAACCGAAAGGGGCGCTGGGGTATTCTCACCAACAATAAGGATCGCGTTGTTTCGTTTGATGTTGGCCTGGACGGAAACATTCCGCAGCCGGGATACATCATCGCCGTGTCAGACGAGCTTCTGTCCGGCAAAGTTATGGGCGGCCGCATCAGTGCTGTTAACGGTCGCGTGATTAAACTTGACCGCGTAGCTGATGCATCAGCAGGCGATCGCCTTATTCTCAACCTTCCCTCCGGCGCGTCACAGAGCAGAACTATTCAGGCGATTAACGGGGAATCAGTCACAGTCACCACGGCATACAGTGAGACACCACAGGCCGAAGCTGTATGGGTGGTTGAGTCAGATGAACTCTACGCCCAGCAGTATCGAGTTGTCAGCGTCTCCGATAATGATGATGGCACTTTCTCTATTACCGGCGCATGGCATGACCCGGATAAATATGCCCGTATCGATACCGGAGCCATCATTGACCAGCGGCCCGTGAGTGTAATCCCTCCTGGTAACCAGTCGCCGCCGGCTAACATTGTGATCAGCTCGTTTTCAGTGGTGCAGCAGAATATCAGCGTCGAAACCATGCGTGTGAGCTGGGACCAGGCGCAGAATGCTATCGCCTACGAGGCACAGTGGCGCCGCAATGATGGTAACTGGGTAAACGTGCCGCGCAGCTCCACCACCTCATTTGATGTATCGGGTATTTATGCAGGGCGCTACCTCGTGCGTGTGCGTGCCATTAATGCCGCTGAAATTTCCTCTGGCTGGGGCTACTCCGAAGAGAAAACGCTGACGGGCAAGGTGGGAAATCCGCCAAAACCTGTCGGCTTTGCGACAACGCCGATCAACTGGGGGATTCGCCTGAACTGGGGATTCCCGGCTAACACCGGGGACACGCTGAAAACGGAAATTCAGTACACCGCGAACAGTGATTTCTCGAATCCTCTGTTGCTGTCGGATGTGCCTTATCCGTCTGCCGAATACACCCAACAGGGGTTAAAAGCGGGGCAAGAGTTCTGGTACCGCGCGCAGCTGGTAGACAGAACGGGTAATGAATCAGGCTGGACCGACTGGGTTCGTGGCGAATCCAATGCGAATGCTGACGACTACCTAGGCGATATTGCTGATGACTTCCTGACGTCTGCCGACGGTAACCGCCTGACAAGCGACATTGATACCAATCTCGAAGCCGCATTGCAGAACGCGCTGGCCAACCATGCAACCGTGGAACACCAGTGGGCGCAGTACGGCGAGGTACGCGCGGATATTCTGGTGGTTAAAACGACCATTGCGCAGGTCGATAAGGCCATGGCTGAAATGTCGACGCAAGTGCAGGCGCAGTTCAATGATGTGACTGCCGCGCTGGAAGATAAGCTCACCGCCGTGGTTGATGCGACCGGGGCATCTGCGATTCACACCCTTAAAACCGGGGTTCGAATAAACGGTGTGATGTATAACGCCGGGATGTCGATTGCGGTGCTGGCGGAAGCGGGTAAGCCGGTAGTCACCCGCGTCGGGTTTAACGCCAACCAGTTCGTCCTGATGAGTGGTAGTGGCAACACGCAATATTCACCGTTTGCGGTGGTCAATGGTCAGGTATTTATCAGCGATGCGTTTATTCAGGATGGCAGCATTACCAATGCCAAAATTGGTAATTTTATCCAGTCGAATAACTTCGTTGCGGGTTCAGCAGGCTGGCGCATTGATAAAAATGGAAACGCTGAATTACATGGCAAACTTTACGCTGACAGTGGCCAGTTTGCATTTAATGGCACCAATAACACTGTCGTCATCAACGGGAATGGGCTGACGGTCAATTTGTCCGGTGGTGGTCGGGTTGTAGTCGGGAGGTGGTGATATGCCGGAGGGGATATTAATCGACTATAACGATGGACGTCCGGTGATGGCAATTACTGCGGGGCTGCGAGCCCCGAGTTTTTGTACATCGTTCTCGGGCTGGTCATCCCAGTTCATGCAGTATCCGGTCAATACGCCACTTGTTGCAGGTTCACAGGTTATCGTGGTGCCAACCAATCCCATTTACATCTATTCCTATGCTGAATTTGATGTGGCCATTATGACCGGCGTCACCCGCAACGGTAATTCCGGGGTAATCATCGGGGCTGAGACAATCGGAGGGAAAAGCATTGTCCCCGACTGGTCAGGCTACGTTATGGAGCTGCTCCCTGCGGCGACGTATAACGAAGGATTACTGGTTTCAAACT